TAAATGCGACATGCTAATAAATAGAGCTTGACAATTTCAATACCACATGATATAACTGATCTGTTAGTTTCACTTAAGGTGTTCATATAAGGAGATTACCTCCTAGCACTTAAATGCCTTTAACTAACTGCCCCTAGTAAAGGAAAAAGCACTTAAAGTACCTTCCTCTAAATGGCTTATCTGCCAAACACCTTAACTGGTAGCCTCTAGTTGGTTAAATCGCCAACACTTACAGTGCCACACTCAAAACCCTAGATCGCAAACACTTACAATGTATTGTAATTTGAACTAATTACTTTGAATTGTAAAATAATGCTTGACATTTAACTTAAAATGGATATAACTGTATAACATGATTGAATCAACAGATGTAATGGATATACGAACTGATGATCTTCTTCTTGAAAAGATGTACAAGATGCTCAATCAGAACAAATTGATGCAAGCTAACCTGCCTCACTCTACTACGTACTACGTAAGAGAAGCATTACATGAAAGGACAGGCAAACGCTACACATTCAAACAGATCACAATGGCTATTGCCCTATTTAACAAAAGAAAGAACGAGACTTTATGAGAACACTATCAGAACAGCAGCAGTTATTTCTACAGGTACTCTTTGAAGAGGCTAATGGATCTATTGTGGAAGCTAAGAAGCTGGCTGGCTACTCTGCTAGTACCTCTACCACTTCAATTGTTAAATCATTGAAGGATGAGATAGCAGAACATACTCAGATGTACATTGCCCGTAACGCACCTATGGCTGCAACAGCTATGGTGTCAGCACTACGAGATCCTACACAGCTAGGATTGAAAGATAAGATGAATGCTGCTAAAGATATGATGGATAGAGCAGGATTTGCCAAGACAGAGAAGGTGGAAGTTAAAACAACAGGGGGCATAATGCTCCTACCACCTAAACAAGATTAGCAGGAACACTAAGCACTTACGCCTAAGATAATATAACTATAATGAGTGGCCTATAGTGTTCCTGCTTCCCCTACAGGAAGTAATAACATGGAAGCAATAGCAATGCCCAGTGCAGGTGAGTACGAATTACCTGACATTGATATGGATTCATACGAATGGGTGCCTATACCTCGCATAGGTAGGACAATTCCATTTGGATACATGCTATGTGAAGATGATAACGATATACTTATACCTATACCCGATGAACTAGAGTTACTAGAGCAAGCTAAGAAGCATTTGAGGATGTACTCCTACCGAGAAGTATCGGCATGGCTAACAACTCAGGCAGGTCGTAGCATTTCACACATGGGTTTAAAGAAGAGAGTAGACAGTGACAGGAAAAACAAGACTAAAGCTAGAAGCGCAAACTACTGGGCCGAAAGGTACGCCAAAGCCAAAGCAATTGCGGAAAAGTACGAAGCGCACCGCAAAGGTGCAAGAAACTTTGCAGACAGACGATTCACCTAGCCCTATAGCCTTAGCAGAACAGCTAGAACAAGTAGATGTAGCTGATCAGAATATAATCTTCTCACCTAACAAAGGGCCACAGACAGATTTCTTGGCTGCTGGTGAGAGAGAAGTACTATATGGTGGTAGTGCTGGTGGTGGTAAGTCATACGCAATGTTAGCTGACCCACTACGTTACATTACACACCCACAGTTCTCAGGTTTAATACTACGTCACACTACAGAAGAACTACGAGAGTTAATCTGGAAGTCTCAGGAGTTATACCCTAAGATAATTCCAGGCATTAAATGGTCTGAACGTAAGATGACATGGACTGCACCATCAGGTGGTAGGCTATGGTTCTCCTACCTAGACAAAGATGATGACGTATCTCGTTACCAAGGTTTATCTTTCTCTTGGGTTGGCTTTGATGAGCTTACTCAATGGGGTACATCCTACGCATGGGATTACCTACGATCACGTTTACGTAGTACTGCAACTGATCTTCCGATTTACATGAGGGCATCTACAAACCCAGGAGGTCGTGGTCATGCTTGGGTAAAGAAAATGTTCATTGACCCTGCTCCATATGGGGAGCCGTTTGATGCAACAGATTCTGAAACTGGCAACCCAATGATATACCCATCGGGCCACTCCAAGGAAGGGCAGGCTCTATTTCGTAGGAAATTCATTCCTGCAAAGTTATCCGACAATCCTTACTTGACTGAGACTGGTGATTATGAAGCAAACTTACTTTCACTACCTGAACAGCAACGAAGACAACTGCTGGAAGGGGATTGGGATATTGCAGAAGGTGCAGCTTTCCCTGAGTTTAACCGCACTATACATGTGGTGGAACCTTTTGAAATACCCAATAACTGGACTAAGTTCAGAGCAGGGGACTATGGCTACGGCAGTTATTCTGCCATTGTTTGGTGCGCTGTAGCTCCTGATAATCAGATCATTGTATACAGAGAGATGTACGTTACTAAAGTATTAGCAGAAGATCTAGCTGACATGATACTAGAAGCAGAGCATGAGGATGGTGGCATACAGTATGGAGTACTAGACTCCTCATGCTGGCATAAGCGTGGCGACACTGGCCCTAGTATAGCGGAACGAATGGTTGTTAGAGGCTGTAGATGGCGACCTTCTGATAGATCAAAGGGTACACGCATATCAGGTAAGAACGAATTACATAGAAGGTTACAGTTAGATGACTTCACTCAAGAGCCTCGTATGGTTATATTTAATACCTGCAATCATCTTATCTCTCAGCTACCTACTATACCTTTAGATAAAAAGAACGCAGAAGACATAGACACAAATTACGCACACGATCACTTGTATGATGCACTTAGGTATGGGCTTATGTCTCGTCCTAGATTTGGTGTATTTGATTATGATCCTGCAACAGCACGACCTAATGCACAGTATTTAGCTGACCCAGTAATGGGTTATTAACTTAACATTTTGTGAGTAGCAAATGGAAGAAGATAAAATCCCCGAACTAAGCAGTGAAACCGCAGCACTTGAAGATGTGTCAGAAGCGTCAGAAGAGAAGCTGTATGTAAGTCGTTTAGTTGATATAGTAACTACCAGATTCACTAGTGCAGAGACTTCACGTAGGCAGTACGAAGAACAGTGGTTACGCAACTACAGAAACTATCGTGGTGTTTACAGTGAAGCAGTTAAGTTCACTGAAGCTGAGAAGTCTCGTGTATTTATTAAAGTTACTAAGACTAAGGTGCTAGCTGCCTATGGTCAGATAACAGATGTACTATTCAGTGCAGGACGTTTTCCTTTGTCTGTAGATCCTACTGTGTTGCCTGAGGGTATTGCAGGTGATGTACATTATGATCCTATGGATAAAGAAATTGCAGGTGAGGAGGGCGAAGAATCTCCTTATGGCTTTGCTGGAGATGGCAAAGAGTTACCTGCTGGAGCTACAGAAACCTCACTACAACTGGGGCCACTAGAAAATAAACTAAAGAGTAAAGATGTTAAAGAAGGTATGGGTTCTTCTCCTACTTCAGTTAACTATAATCCTGCTATGCTTGCTGCTAAGCGTATGGAGAAGAAGATACATGACCAGCTAGACGAGTCAGAGGCTACTAAGCAACTACGCTCTGCTGCATTTGAGATGCCTTTGTTTGGTACGGGTATCATGAAAGGCCCAATGGCTGTAGACAAGGAGTACCCTAACTGGGATGCAGAAGGTAACTACATTCCTATTACTAAGACTGTACCTAAAGTATCTTACGTATCTGTCTGGGATTGGTATCCAGATCCTGATGCTGCCACTGTAAGTGATTGTCAATACTCTATCCAACGTCACAAACTAAATCGTAGCCAGCTACGTGATCTAAAGCGTAGACCTTTCTTTCGTAATGATGTCATTGAAGATGTTATCAATCAAGGTGAGAGTTACGTTAAGAAGTACTGGGAAGATGATTTAAAAGATTACCAGACAGACACAGGCGTTGATCGCTTTGAGGTACTAGAGTACTGGGGCGTGATGGATATGAAAACCATCGAAGAGCATGAGATTGAGATTCCAGAAGAACTAGAGTCTGCTGATGAACTTCAAGTTAATATATGGTTGTGTAATGATCGTATCATACGCTCCGTTCTTAATCCATTTAAGCCTGTACGTTTACCTTACTACGCTGTGCCATATGAGCATAACCCTTACTCTATCTTTGGCATTGCTTTAGCAGAGAACATGGATGATACCCAGACTCTTATGAATGGTTTCATGCGTATGGCTGTGGATAACGCTGTGTTGTCAGGCAACTTGATCTTTGAAGTTGACGAGACTAACTTAGTTCCTGGTCAAGACATGCAGCTATACCCAGGTAAAGTATTCCGTAGGCAAGGCGGTGCGCCAGGTCAAGCATTGTTTGGTACTAAGTATCCTAACGTATCTCAAGAAAACTTACAGCTATTTGATAAGGCACGACAACTAGCAGACGAGTCTACAGGCTTACCTTCTTTCTCACATGGACAGACAGGTGTTACAGGAGTAGGCCGTACCTCTAGTGGTATCAGTATGTTGATGAATGCTGCTGCTGGTGGTATCAAGACTGTTATTAAGAACATTGATGATTACCTTTTAGGGCCAATGGGTAAAAGCTTCTTCCATTTCAATATGCAGTTTGACTTTGATGAAAGCATTCGTGGTGACCTAGAAGTTAAGGCCCGTGGTACAGAGTCACTAATGGCTAATGAAATCCGTAGCCAGCGATTGATTCAGTTCTTACAAGTAGGTGCTAATCCTAACCTTGCACCTTGGATGAAATCACAATATATTATTCGTGAGATTGCTAAATCAATGGAGTTAGATCCTGACAAGGTTACCAATAACATTGAAGAAGCCCAAGAGCAAGCTATGATTATGCAGAAGCAACAAGCAGAAGCACAAGCACAAGCTGGCCCTCCACAGGGTGCGCCACCAGAAGGTGCGCCTATGGATACATCAGGAGTAGGTAACGCAAACATTGGAATAGGTATGGCACCAGTTCCAGGAGAAGAAGGATTTAGTGGCAATGAACCTGCACCTACTGAACCCCCTATGTAACAATAAAGAAACATGGGCTACATTCACAGAACACATGGATTACCTCATAGAACAGCAACATCGAAAGATGGAGCAGACTATTAATACTCAAGAACTGTTTCAATCACAAGGTGCGATACAAGCACTAAGATCATTAAAGTATTTACGAGAGCGAGTTAACAATGAAAAATAATGCAGATGGCGGTTTCTTAGATGATGGGTCTTCACAAGATCCTGTGTCAGGCAATGAAGTACCTACGGGTTCTCTTGCAGAAGAAGTTCGTGATGATATTCCAGCACAGCTTAGTGAAGGAGAGTTTGTAGTACCTGCTGACGTTGTACGTTTCATTGGCTTAGAAAAACTTATGAAGATGCGAGATGCTGCTAAAAACGGACTTGCGAGTATGGAAGCAGAAGGTCAGATAGGTGGATCATCTGCTCCTATGCAACAAGATATGGGCCTAGCACCAGAGATGGATGAAGCTATGGAGATGGACGCCCTTATTGATGGTATGGATAGTGATGATTTTGAAGGCGTTGCTCAGAACTACGCACATGGCGGTTCTGTTCACCTACCTTCCTACCAACAATACACAGGTAGAAAAGAAGCTACTCCTGATATAATCCAGCAAACTAAATATGTAAATGCTGCTGGTGATATTATAGTTATACCTACGTTAAAAGGTGATCCATTAAAGCTAGTACCCGAAGGTTATTTTTTATATGTAGAACCTGAAGACGGGTCTGATCCAGTACCTCAACCTATAGAAGATGGTGGAGTTGCTTATCAACAAGATACAAATAACCTCCAATCTGCCCAAGACAAAGAAGAACGTTTTAAGGATATAGTTACTTCTAATAGGCTTCATAGGGAACGAATTGGTTCTCTAACAGAGTTTGCTAGTTTTGATATGTCTCAAGAAGAATCAAATGCTATGTTTGCACAGTTAACTCCGCAAGCCAGAGAGATATATAATAGCCGATTTAAGGTAGAAGCAGATAGAGGATTAATAGACGGCTTTATGTCTAAGGGTAAGTCACCTGCGGATCTAATGATAGTAGCACAAAAAACTGCTGATGCCATGAACAACCAGCGTGGTATCATTGACTATGATCCTAACGCTAGTCATGTACCAGAGCCAGGGGCATTGGCTAGGGGGCTTAAGTATCTAGGCATGGGTCTTATTTCAGGAGCCATGGGGCCAATAGGTATAGCTTTAAAAGGTATGTCCGATGAAGAAAAAGAAACTGTAAAGAGTACGTTTGAAGCTTTGAAGGGAGTTATAACTCAGATTGGTGAGCCTTCTCCGTTTGGTAATTCAGATGGTGAAGGTAACTTACCTAGTGGGTCAACGGGTATTCCAGAAGGAGGGTATAACCAAGCCTACTGGGCAGAAAAGTTACAAAAAGGTACGTTGGCAGGAAATACAAATATACAGAAGGATTTATTTCTTGAGCAACAAACTGTAGCAGGTCGAACAGGTAAGGATATATATGGTAATACTATATCTGGCGTAAATCCTAGTAGTGCTACAGAAATTATAGCTAAGAAGTATCGTGCAGAAGAAGAAAAATTAAATACAATAAGACTAATGGCTGAAGAAAAGGCCGCTAAAAAAGCAGCCGCTAAAAAAGAAGCTGATAGGCAGGATGCTATAATACGAGATACAGCAAAGAAAGCAGATAATGATGCTGCCGATTCTACTCCTACTCCTCCTGTGACCGACCCCTACCCTGCAACCCAAACACTCAGCAACTCTACTGTTAATAATAATGATGGAGATGGAGATGGCCCTAAAGGAAATAACAGTGGGCCTGTGGGTGGTAGTACTAGTGGCCCTAAGAGTAGGGGTGGTAAACAAAGACAACAACGATCTAAACAGCAGAATAGTGGCAAGGAAGTCACCGCTGGTACTACTGGAAAAAATACAACAGGTAAATCGTTTAACTATGGTGGACTAGTATCTCCTAGCAAGCCTAAGATTAAAAAGATGCGTAAAGATCCTACCTCAGGACTAGCATCTAAGAAGATAGCAAAACAAAAAGCACAAGCTAAAAAGGGAGCTTTGGCAGCAAAACGCACTTAATACCCTTTATTGGCTACCTAAGATCGGGGGATACAATATCGTATCTTCCCCACTGTTAGCCCCAACAAGAGAGTAAAATCATGGAAGCAATGCAAGCAGGAAAGAAACAAGAAGTAAAAGGATTCATGCGAGTTAACACCAAGCAACAACGCATGGATGATGACGAAGCGGAGTTAGCTGAGTTAAAATTACAGAATGAAGATAAGGCTGAAGAAGTAGAAGAAGAATTACCTGACACCGCAGAAGAGCGTTCCTTTAAGAAAAGGTATGGTGACTTACGTAGACATCAGCAGGAACAAAAGAGTGACTTTGAGGAACAGATAAAATCTTTAAAGGGAGAACTTAAATCCTCTTCAACAGGAGACATGGAGTTACCTAGCACAGAAGATGAGATCGCAGAGTGGGCTGAAAAGTATCCTCAAGTGGCTAATATAATGCAGACAATGGCATTAAAAGCTGCAAAGGATCAAAGTGAAACATTAAGTACTCGTATGCAAGAAATTGACGAGATGCAAAATAATGCTAACAAGAGTAAAGCGGAAGCTCAGCTATTAAAGATACATCCTGATTTTGAAGAAATTCGTGCAGAAGATGCATTCCATGATTGGGTAGATACTCAGCCTAAGTGGGTACAGGATTCTTTGTATCACAATGAAGCAGACGCAACTAGTGCTGCCAGAGCCATTGACTTGTACAAGTTAGATGCAGGTATTACTAAGAAGAAGAAAGGTAAGAAGAGTGATAGCCGTAGTGCAGCACAAGACGTTACTACTTCAGGTAGCACAACACCTACTGAAGGATCAGGTCAGCAGCAGTATGTTGAATCTGATGTAGCTGCTATGTCTATGGCAGAGTACGAAGAGCATCAAGATGGTATTGCAAAAGCAATGCGTAGTGGTAACTTTGTATACG